CCATCCGTTTGCACCGATAGCACCACCTGCTAAAGCTTGTTGGTATGCTTTTGCTACATCAGTAGATACATACAACAATACATCAGGCTTACCATAAACAGTATCAGGGATAGTGTTTACAACTGAATTTAATTTGTCTAACACGTTAGCTGAAGTTACACTACCAGAGATGATGATTGAACCACTCTTAGCTGCTAATACTGCTGTTGCACCACCCGCTGCAATTGATGCAGAGAATGCTGTTTGGAAACCACCGAATTGACCATTAGATGAGTTGTTACCTTCCCAAATTGATTCTTCTGTTGCTTCTGCTACTTTACCGCCTACATAAGAGATTAAGAAATCATTGAAGTTTTTAGGGATTTCATCAAAAGCTGAAAAACCTAATTGTAAAGCTTCCCATGAATCTACGAATTCTTGCTTACATAATAGTAAGTTAACTTGTAATTCTTTTGGAGTTAATACTTGCTCAGAAATAGCTACGCTACCTGAAGTTGTGAAATCACATGATGCATCTTGTACGATACCACTCACGTCTAATTTTTGGATTACAGATTTGTACTTCACGTTTGGCATGATAGTAACAAGCTTCTTATCCAAAGTGTTTGCGCTTAAAAGTGCAGCCGCAATAAAACCCGATGCCGCTTCTCCTGAATAGGTAGTAGTGACAGTAGGCAATGCGAAATTTTGTCTTGCTTTCATTTTTTTAATTTAAATGAGTTTAATAATTTTATTTATAAAGTTTAGATAAGAAATTAGATTGTGCATCTTTTGATTTCTTACCATAATTTTTTCTGTTTAAGTCTACTGCTGCAAACTTTTGTTCTTCTGTTGGAGCACCATCTAATTTAGGTAACTCTTCTTCTTCCATTGCAACTTCTTCTGCAACTTTTTCATCTACTGGTGGCATCATAGTCTCTTCCATCTTCATCATCTTCTTTTCCATCTCTTCGATTCTGTAAGCCATTTTCTCCATCATCTTTTTCAATTCGATTTCGATTTCTGGTTTCTCATCTTCAGGCTTTAATTCAGCATCTTCACTTTCAGGAAGTTTTTCAACCTCATCTGTTTCTTCTGCTGCTTTTAAAGTTCCTTTTTCGATTTGACCTGGAACTTCTGGCATCTTATCATCTTCTGTATAAGTGCCTGCTTGAGGAATGTCTTTAATTTTTTCATCAGCCATTTCTACATTCTCTCTTTCTACGATTTTACCATCTTCTGATTTTACTTTCAAAAGAGTTTCGTTACCTTCGGTATCCTTCAACATTAAGTCGTGGAAACCATTAGGTGCTGGAGATTTAGTTCCATCTTCTGAAACTACGAATAGGTCTTCACCTACATCGAATGTTGCAGATTCAACAATTGTTCCGTCTGCTAATTTTGCATAAGTTAATTCAACTTCTGTTTTTGATAAAAGTGACATTATCTTATTTAGTACTGTTTTTGAGTTCATATTATAATTGTTTGTAAGGTAAAAACACCTTATGTTTAAAAAATAGTTATTTATTTAAAATCTACTTGCAAAGAAATCTATATTAGTTTGCATGTCGGTTAATGATAATTGTTGATTGTAAATTAATGTAGGGCCTAATGCTCCTTCTAATCTATCTGGCCCACCACCTGATGTTCCTATTTGTGCACCATATGTTCCTCCACCATACAAAGCTAAGGATGAGTCACCCGTATCAGTTCCTTGTGAAGTTGTATTAATATACATTTTCCAATTGTTAGAACCTGGTGATGTTGATATTGTCATTACATGCCATACTACTAAGCTAGAAACAGGATTACCCAATGAAGGTCTACTTGTTTTTAATACATTGGTATAGATGTTATTATCCGTATAAGGATAGTGATTACCAATACCATTCGTTTGATTTGTCATATAGATAAATCCAGTTTGTGGGTCAGATGGTGGTGGTGATGTCTTTAATTTAATCCATTGCATTATCGTTGCATCTGTTCCTGCGTTTAATGCAGTAGTTACAGATGATGAAACTGCTAATGTTCCATTTGATGTATTACCCAAAGATAAAACTCCACCATTACTTCCTGAATAAGCTATATCACCAACTAACAATGCATTTCTACCATTACCACTTAAATCAAAAACAGTACTACCACTACCTGGATAAGATGATGAATTACCTACATCATAATATGCCTGTAATCCAGAAGTTATAACTCCACCTCCTGGTGTCGGTGCAACTACTGGGTAATTTTGATTAAATCCAAAGTTTTGAAATATCATTAAATCATATTTTTTGTTGATACTACGAATGGAACTCCACTTGCTACTGCAACGATTGATAGAACATCTTTCTTTGCACTTCCCGCAGTTGCTGAATATGCACTACCTGATGGTTGTAACATAGTCGGTGCTAATGAAGCAGATGAGTTTGTACCTGTTGTAATAACTAATGTTGCACTTACACCTGGTTGAACATTTGATGCTGATATATGTGTTGTTGTAGTATCTGCTAATGTTAAAGTAAAGTAGTTTCCTAAATTTAAATCCATTGATGCAGTATTTGCTGCAATTGACATTGATACTACATTTCCAAATGCACTACCGGTAAATACAGAATTACCTATTACTTGCAATTCAACTGCATTTGATGAACTTAATATCAAACTACCAGTCATTGTAGTCGAACCACTTACATTAAGAGTTCCCTCTATGAATGTATTAGACCCACTATCGATTAAGAAGCCCGTCTTTCTAGTTGTTGCATTTCCTGTTCCTACTGCAAATACTATATCAGAAGATTTATTTCTAATACTATCGTCTACATTGTATCTACCAAAGAATGCAGAACCTTGTGAACCAACATCAGCAGCTGCCATACTTGCAGTTACATTCAAAAAGTTACCATATATGATAGACCTATGAAGGTTAGCAAATGTTGCACTACCACTTACTCTTGAAGTAGACGAGTTAGAACTAATTGTGTTAGTTGAACCTCCTATTAAATTATCATTGAATTGCGGTTGTGCAGTTACACCTGATTGTAAACTACCTGTTACAATTATTCCATTATTATTACCTGCAATTGTATTTCGTTGTAAAGTTACTAAACCTAATCCAGCTGATTGTGAAAAATAGTTATTTGTTAAACCAAATCCACCATCGTTGATTGTATTACCCGTAAAGTTAACTGCTGATTGATTTAGAGTTAGACCGGCAGTTCCATTTATATTATTATTAGAAACAGTAACAGTTGAGGCTGTTAATGCAGTTGTTCCCACAGTTAGATTAAAGGTTCCTGCAACATAATTACCTGTCATAGTTAATGTGGAAGTTAATTTTTCTGCAGAGTTTGTTCCCGTACCTAATCCTAAATTTATACTTCCTAAAAAATTGTTACCTGTTATTGTCCATGCGGATGCACTTACCGGCCCTCTCATAGTTAAAGCTTGAGCTCCAAAATAGTTATTACTTACAGCTGGACTAAATGCCATTGACGAACTTATTTGTGGAAATCCTGCACCTAATGCAATATTATTTGCACTTAAATATCTTTTGAATCCTGCGGTTGGTGCTGCTGGGTTTTGAAATATATTATTTGACCCACTTATAATTGTCTCAGCAGTATTGTTATTCGTTTTGAATATTAAGTTTGTGTATGACCCGGAAAGTGAAGGTACAGATGATGATATATGTGCAGATGAAGATGTATATGATTTACCAACTAACATCATAGACCCAGATGCATCTGTGATTGTAAAGAAGTTACCTCCGTTATCTATAAATGTTTGGTCACCTGTAAATACATTCGACCCGGTTGTTGCGAAACTACCTGTGTCAATACTTCCACCACTACCACTAACTGTTGTAAATGATAATACCTTACTACCATTTGTAGTTAGGACTTGTCCATTAGTTCCATCAGTAGTTGGATATGTAAATCCTTGCATTGTTAATGAGCTACCTGTTACACTAATTGCACCACTATATCCAATTATATCGACACCGCCAGCTGACTTTGCTGATATTTTACCACCCGTATTAAATGAAGGGAATGTGTCGTATGCTTCCATATTTGCAACACCCACACCTGCTCCATATAATGTTCTTAAAGAGAAAGACCCACTTGTACCTGCATTGATTTGTAAACTTGTATCTCCTGCCGGCGTTCCGCTATCTAAATCTTGTATCGTAGGAGATTGTGCTAAATTACCTATTATTAATTGATTAGAAACTCTTACACTTCCAGTTACATTTTGGTCTCCGTTAAATGAGTTAGACCCAGTTGTTGCAAAACTTCCTGTGTTTATTACACTGCCACTACCCGCTGGTAAGGTTACATCGAATGTAGTTCCATCACCTTTTCTAAATGTCATCGTTTGTCCACTTACACTTGCAGTAGTCAATGCTAAACTTGCAGAAGTAAATAAAGATGCAGTAGCAGTTTCCAATGTATCCAATCTACTATCAACTGATGAACTAAATGTTAATGGATTTCCTAAACCATTTATTGTTGATGCAGATAATGAGTTTGCAGAAAGTGAACCTAAGAATTGTGCTTGAGTTCCACCACCTTGTCCCATTGTTGCAATAGTTGCTCCGTTGTTTGCAAGTAAATCTAAACCATTACTTCCTGCTGCTTTTACATTATGTGTAATTAAATTAGCTCCATTGGTTATTTCTATATTCCCACTAACGAATACACTACCTGAAAGAGTTGTGTTACCTACTAATAAGTTATTTCCTATTTGTGTTGTACTACCTGTAATCAATAAACTACCAGTAATTGTTGTTGAACTATTTTCAAATCTTGTAGTTCCTTTAATTGTTGTGCTACCTGTAATATTGATTGTACCACTAATTTCAGAAGTTCCTACTTGTATTAAACTACCTGATTGGAATAAACTACCACTAATAGTTTGATTACCTATAAATGTGTTAGACCCAGTAGTTGCAAAACTTCCTGTATTGATTGCTGCAGCACTACCTGTGTTAACTGTAATATTAAATGTACTTGCATCTCCTTTTGTGAATGTAATTGTATTCAAACTTACACTTGCAGTTACTAATGAACTTGCAGTCACAGAAGAACTAACAAATCCTAATGCAGTTATTTGTGCACTACCTGAAATAGTTCCACTTGGTAAGGTTGAGCCACTCACATCAGGAATGTTTACATTAAATGTGCTTGCATCTCCTTTTGTAAATGTTAAGTTTCTTGTACCATTATTAAATGATGCAGTAACTAACAAACTACCTGTTGTTAATCCAGCAGCTGATGCGGTGAATACGTTTAATGCATTTATACTAATTTGTTGAGATGCGGATGATGCATTCAAATTAGTTATTGATATCGCAGTGCTTCCAGTAAATACTTCTAACGAATCGATTTGTTGATTCCAACTTGCACTATCTACATTGTAAGATATCTGATTAACCATAGAGTCAATCATGTTTGTATTGAATGCTCTTAATATCGATGGAGTAATTGCTCCGTTATTATTATTTGGGAAGGATTGATTATTGTCAACCTTCAATGCCTGTTTTGAAATTTCAGCCATGTTATTTTAAATTATTTATTAGTCTAATATTATGTCGAAACCATCACTATATCCGTCTGAGAAACCACCACCCTTTGTTCTATTAGGAGATTGAATTTGTCCTATGCCTTGGTTCATAAGAAAACCCTTACAACATTTTACATCATAAGTGTTACTTTCTAAACAAAGACAAGCTTGTCTACTATTTTTAGGTGATGATAATCCTTTTGTTGGCCCTATATAGATGCCTGAGTTATTCTCTCTATTGACAGAATAACGAAGGTTTCCGTTTCTACTATTGCTCCATTTACCAGACATTGATTGTATTTTATTAAAAACACCGATAACCTAAAAAATCGTTATGACATCTGTTGTCTCTTCAATGCTTCCCTATGTAATAAGTTCTTTAAAGTAGTTTCGTCTGATTTATATGCAAGATATAATAAACATTTTTCTAATGCCTGCTCCGTTACCCAATCTATCCTACCATATTGTCCGTCTGCAAGTTCAATAAGCGTTTGGTAATTTCCCCACTTTTTTCCAAAATTGATTTGATGTTGGGTGGCATCCCCTCCACCTTCAAATACTTCAGGGTACCGCTCAACAAGTCCGTTAACAAATTGACAAAAAAAAACAATGCACCGAATTGTATATCCATTGGAACTTGTAAGAATAACTTATCGTCTATCTCACCTTTATATGCTTCAATAGAATACATATCACCTTTTTTATCTGTAATAGGTCTATAAAGGATTGACATTATCTTTGACCAGTTATCATCAATAGTTAATTGTCCAAACTTACTGATATCTACATATGCACCATAAGCAATCTGCGATAAGTTAGGTTCAAATCCGTATTCTTTGCCGTCTATCTTAATTATTTTTTGCAAGGGATATTCAGTATTAGTAATGAATCCTTCCAATGTCATACGCACTGTATTATAATCTTCTATTGAAAGAGACTTAATATACTCTGCATCTAAACCACATAAGTGAGATAACATTAAAGCAGTTTGTGCTTCTTCGTCATCACCATAGTTCTTCATGTCCTTTTGCAGGGTTAGATACTTCTTTAAACTTACACCACTCCAATCAGTTGGAATAGTTAGTGTTATTTCCTTGACCATATAATAATTTTATTATGTTACTTAATTTTCTGTTCTTTGCTTCTTCATTCTCTAACTTTGCTTGCATCATAATCAATTGAGCAGATTTAATTTCTACTTCTTCCTGTAATGATTTAGCGTATAGTATTAATTCTTTTATCTCTTCTTCGTTCCAAGTCTGCATATTAGTATTTGTAATTTCCGATTGATATTGCATATGTACCTTTCTTTTGTGCTTTCTGTGATAACTTCATCATGCAACAATACCTTGCCGCATCTATTAAGTGGTCTAATCCACCTTCAGGGTTATCCGTTGTATATCCGTATTTGTCAGTTGCGTATTGGTAAGCATACATCTCATTGATTAAGTTCTGTGATTTATTATGTATGAATATCCTATGATTCTGCATTACACCTATACCAAACTTAATACTATCCTTTCCTTTTACAACAGGCTTAATATTAAATCCACTTCTATATAACTCTTCTATTAGACGAGGTTCTGCACTATCTGCCCATATCTCTTCACTCTTACTGATATCTAACTCTCTTAACTTATTTATTATGTCGTTTGTTACCAATCCCTTTTCGTAAAGTAATTCTTCCAAAAAGATTTTATCGCCACTTTTATAAACAGCACAAAGAGCAGTGGGGTCACTACTAAACCCAAAGTCAAGCCCAAAGCCCACAAAATCAGCGTCATACTCACCACATAACTCAAATTGAAAAATTGCTTTATCATTTGGAGCAAACTCACCTTTACCATATATTTTCCATTTCTTTTCATTCGTATGTTGTAAATCCTCAATTGCTTTAACCATCTCAGCAGGTATGTAAGGATTATCTTTGTAGTTAGTTGTATATCTTTCACAATCTTGCATCTGTCTTAACCAATGATAAGGTGATACGGTTGGGTTGTATGCAAGTATTATCTTACCTGTTGTTCTAATACTTAGCTGAAAATAACTTTCTTCATCTATCTCACTTGCTTCGTCAATGAATAGTATGTCTGACTTTAATCCTCTTAACTTTTCAGGGTCATCTGAGTTTATGAATTGTATTAAACTATCTTGCAACTTATAAGTTCTATCACTTACATTCCATCTATCTTCGTTGAATATGCCTAATCCTTTTAGTATATCAATGAAATCTTTTATAACAGTTCGCTTGAGTGA